GAGTTTGTCGAAGCCCTCACGGATTGGAAGGTGGAGCAGGCCCTCAAAGAGAAAGAAGACGCAGCTACGACCGAGGCAGCAAAGGGCCAGAAAAAGAAGGAAATAGACCAGACCGACAGCGATCTTGACCTCAAGATGGAAAAGGGGCGCGAGAAGTACGCGGATTTCAACGAACTCGTCCTCCATGAAGACCTCAAGATATCCCCGGTCATGGTTGAGGCAATCCTTCTCACGGACAACGACAAGGTGGAAGCGGAGGATATCCTCTACTACCTCGGCAAGCACCCCGAAGAATCCGCACGGATAGCCAAGCTGTCCCCCCTCAAGGCCGCAGGCGAAATAGGCAAGATAGAGGCGAAGCTCAGTGCTCCGCCCCCCCCCAAGAAAATAACCCAAGCGCCAGAACCCATTACTCCCGTGAAGACCACAGGGGCCACAGAACTGGACCCCTCCAAGATGACACCGAAGGAGTATCGGGCGTGGCGCGAATCCAACAAATAAGGAGATTCAGTCATGGCATCGAGTAATACCCTTCTCAACCCGACAGTTATCGCCAAGGAAGTGCTCATGCAGCTTACCAACAGCATGGCAATGTCCAGGCATGTCCATACCGCGTACAAGAACGAGTTTGTCAAGGTAGGCTCCTCCATTACCGTGAGGAAGCCCAACAAGTTCCGAGTGACGAACGCGCAGTCGAGAACCAACTCCAGCCTCACCGAGCCGTCAACCAGCATCACCGTCAGCACTCAGTCGCACGTTTCCTGGGCGTTCAGCTCCGTCGAACTCACCCAGACCATCCAGGAGTACAGCAAGCGGTACATCACCCCCGCAGCCCTGGCTCTTGCCAACGGCAGGGACGCTGCCCTGTGCGGCCTGTACTCCGATGTTTACAACTCGGTAGGCACCCCCGGCTCCACCCCGTCTACCTTTGCCGCCCTCGGCGCTGCCCAGCAGAGGCTCGACGATGAGGCTATCCCCGCCGCCGACCGTGTAGCCATTATCAACCCGGCTGCGAACTGGGCTCTGGCCGATGGCCTGAAGGGTACATTCGCCCAGAACGTCGCCAAGGACATCATCACCAGGGGCTACCTCGGGACCATTGCCGACCTGTCCATCTACAGCGATCAGAACGTGGTGCGCCACCTCACCGGCCACTTCACCACCGGAGCAACCCCCCTCGTGACCAGTTCACCGGCAGAGGGTGCCACGAGCCTTGTTACCAAAGGCTGGAGCGGGGCGAACACCGTCAAGAAGGGTGATGTATTCACCATCGCTGGCGTGTATGCGGTCAATCCGATGTCGGGTGTTTCTACCGGCAAGCTCCGCCAGTTCACCGTTACCGCAGACAACTCCGACACCGACGCGGCCATGACCATTGCCTGTTCCCCCGCGTTCATCTCTTCGGCGGCGACCGCAGGGACCGTGCTTCCGTTCCAGACCATCGACACCCTCCCCCAGGCGAATGCGGCTATCACCTTCGTGGGGACCGAGGACACCTACTACGCGCAGAACCTCATCTACCACCCGAATGCGTTTGCATTCGTGACCGTACCCATCGAGATGCCGTCCGGCGTCTGGGGTGCGCGTGAGACTGACCCCGAGGCTGGTCTGAGCGTTCGTGTCGTGAAGCAGTACGATATCGACGCGGACGAGGAGATCATCAGGGTAGACGTACTCTCCGGCGTGAAGACGCTTTATCCCGAGATGTGCGTAAGGCTCTGGGGCGAGTAAGAGCAACGACCGCGAGGGGCTGGGGAAACCTGGCCCCTCATAACCATACGAGGTGAACCATGTATAAAGATCGTATTTTCGAAAACGATTCCGAGACAGTCACCATTGAGAACCCCCTAGTCTGGAGGGGAACCCAGACCAAGAAGGGAGGGAGCTTTGGGGGCATCAAGCAGATGGTGGCGGAGGCAACCGGAACCGCCACGGCCGCCAAGACCTTCAGTATCGCGGTCAATATTCCTACTGGCGCAAAGATTATTGGCACCCAACTGAAGGTGGGGAGGGTGTTGACTTCCAGTGATGGCGGAACGGCGTTTTCTGCGGCTTTTGCGACGGGATCTACCCAGGCTTGCGGAACAGCCATTGCCTTTGCTGCTGGAACCACGCAGGACACGTTTTTCAACCCTCAGGCAGCAACACCCATCACAACGAACACTACCACCATCACAGTCACAGCCGATTCCTCTAAGACGTTTGAGGCTGGCGGAACGGTAAAAGCAATCGTGTACTACGAGGTATTCGTTTCATAACCCAATCTGCATGGGGGGGGGGCAATCCCTCCCCTCGTGCTGCGTAAGGGGGATTTATGGCATCACGTAATACATTGTTGGGCATGGCACCGAGGCAGGAAACAGCCCCCGTGGACCCCCATATTGGAACTCCCATGAGGGCATGGAGATACCACAAGGATTGCCGGGAAGGGCGCTTGCTCACCACCAAGGAGGCAATCGAGAGGGCGGATGCGGAAGGATGGGTAGACAATCCTGGCAAGATATTCAGGCTCCCCGGCCTTGAGAGCGTTTACGACGAGTACAACAAGGCGAAGCCCCTGGACATCTCCCTCGACAATATTGCCGGTTCTACCCCGGAACTGACCCCCGAGCAGATCGAGGATGCAAAGAAGGCTGACGCGCTGAAGGCGGAAAACGACCGCATAGAGGCCAAGAGGATCGAGGACGAGGCAAAGGCGAAAGAGCCTCCGGTGCAGCATATCTGCGAGGAGTGCGGCAAGGAGTTTGAGAAGCCCCAGGCACTCAGGATGCACAAGATGTCAGCCCACAAGAAGAAGGAAGGGTAATGGTAGTCCAAGACCTGATAAAGTCGAGTCTGCGGAAACTTGGCGTTATTGCAAGCGGGGAAGCTGTCCCCGTCGATATGCTTTCCGACAGCCTTGAGGCCCTTCAGGTGATGCTCAGATTGTGGGCATCGAGGCGGCTCATTGTTTACGCTTCCACACGGGAGAGTTTCAGCCTTGTATCAGGCACATCGGCTTACACATGGGGAACAGGCGGGACCATCACCACGGCGAGGCCCAACGCGGTTATCGGGGCTTTCGTTAGAGACTCGGGCAATCAGGACCATCCCATTGAGATCATATCAGAAGGCCAGTACCGATTATTGCAGGATAAGAGCAGTCCGGGGCGACCGAGCAGGATGTTCTACAACCCCCTCTACCCCCTCGGATACCTGTATGCGTATCCTACTCCGCAAGACGTGGAGACGGTTTGGATCGACAGCATGAAGCCGTTTACGGAGACGAGTTCGTTCGACAGCATCTCAAGTACGCTCTCGTTTCCTCCAAATTACGAGGAAGCGCTCGTTTATAACCTCGGAATACGGGTTGCGCCCGAGTTTGGCAAGACCGTATCCGCAGAGGTGGCGGCGATTGCGAAGGACAGCTACGAGGCAATTACTACGTTAAATTCAGGGAATCAGGTTGAGCCGGTCAGCCTGTCCCTGCCGGTTGGAGCGCGTGGCGGATACGACATAAACCGGGGGTAGAATGGCGGTTAAGATCCCATTCATCGGCGGCTCCTACACCGGACGCAGTACCGCGATCAATGCCCAACGGTGCGTCAATCTCTTCATGGGCGTGGACAAGCAGGAAGCCAAGGAAGAGATCACCCTCCACGGAACCCCCGGCCTCAAGGAGTTTTGCGCCCTCGAAACCGTCATAGACCCCACCCCCATCCGGGCCGTGCACAAGATGGGCGACCTCATGTATGCGGTCATCGGGGCCAACGTGTACTCCGTCACGCTCTCGGGCGAGAAGACGCTCTTGGGGACCATCTCCACCTCGTCGGGCAACGTCTTCATGGAAGACAACGGGACGCAGGTTCTCATTGTGGACGGGTCGGCAACGGGCCACTACGTCATTGCGGGTGCGCTCAACACCATCACGGACGTAGACTACCCCGCAGCCGATTCCGTGGCGTTTCAGGACGGCTACTTCATCGTCACCGAGAAGGACACGGGGCAGATCCACGTATCGGGATTATACGACTGCACTACCTGGGACGCCCTGGACTTCGCCTCCGCAGAGAGTGACCCTGACTATGCCGTGCGGGTATTGTCGAGCAGCCGGGAACTCTGGGTGTTCGGCACCGACACGATAGAGGCATTCTACAACTCGGGCAACGCGGATTTTCCCTTCGAGCGCATTCAGGGTTCCACCATGCAGGTCGGGACCGAGGCTCCCGCATCCGTCGTGATGATAAACGGGACGCTCTACTGGCTCAGTAACTCGCGCCGGGTATTGCGGAACAATGGGTATCAGTGGGAAGCCGTTTCGCCCCCCACGGTCGAGTACCAGATATCCCACTACGGCACGGTCAGCGACGCACGGGCCTACACCTGCACGATAGACAGCCACCAGTGGTACGTCCTGATCTTCCCTACAGAGAAGAAGACCTGGATCTACGACACGAATACCCTCCACTGGTTCGAGTGGGAGAGCTTTTCCGAGAAGCTGGCGACAACGCCTCCGGGCTCGGTCCTTGTCATCGACACCCCTCCGAGCAAGTGGGGAACCTTCACCTGGGGGGATGGGACACTCTACATCCACGACATGCGAGACTTCGAGAGTAATCCTACCCCGTGGAGCCGTCACCGCTCGAACTGCGGCATCCGCTTCGGGAACAAGGAGATCGTCGGGGACTACGAGAATGGCAAGCTCTATGAGCTGGACATGGACACCCTCACGGACGATGGGCATCAGATCAGGCGTATGAGGACGAACCAGTACATCAGCAAGGATCGCGTGAACGTGATCTACCATGCCCTCGAAGTTGAGTTTGAATCAGGTGTCGGGCTATCGGGCGGGGTTCAGGGGCAAGACCCTCTGGCCTGCCTCGAATGGAGCGACGACGGCGGGAAGACGTGGAGCAACCAGTACTGGACTTCCATGGGCAAGATCGGGGAGTACCAGCACCGGGCGATATGGCGAAGGCTTGGGATGAGCCGGGTAAGGACGTTCAGGCTTACGATAACGGACCCCGTGAAGGTGGTCATCCTAGCTGCCTACGCTGACCTGGAGGCCCTCGCATCATGAACGCGCCCATAAGAGAACAGATATACGTGAATGGGGCCATGAGCAAGGCGTGGGTGCGGTATTTCCATGCGATCAATGCAAGCGTGGCGGGGGAGAGCGGCGAGGTCTACCCGGAAACATACGGCGCAAAGGGCGACGGGACCACGGACGACACGGCGGCGATTCAGGCGGCGATTGACTCCCTCTATAATACAGGGGTTGTAAACACTGGCGGGGTAGTCTTTTTCTCGGGCGGAGACTACGCAATAAGCAGTCCGCTGGTGCTTCCAAGAACCACATCGACCCCGCAGCATGTTGTCCACCTCATTGGGGCCAATCTTCGCACTTGCCACATAACTGGACTTCCCACATTCCCGGAGAATAGAGCGCTGATAGAATGGAAAAGCGTTGCACAGAGGGCGTGGCACCAGAAGATATGTAATCTTGAGTTGAGATTGCCCAATGTTGCCGGTGTTATGGCTATTCATTATGCGCCAACCGACGCCAGCACCCAAGCCGCTATTATCGCAGAAAGGCTACAGATCGAGTTATCCGATATCCTCATCGAGGGAAGCAATACCTATCACTCGCGGCTCATTTATCTACAGGGCAATGTCGCGCTATCCGACTTCCGCAATATTTACGGGGATTGCAACCTCGGGGCAAGCAGAACATACGACACTGTGGTTATCGAGACAGACACGACATACCCTCACAACGATGGAAGCGGCATTAATTATTCGACGCTCACGAACATAGTTGCGGGGCTTCGGCGCGGAGGCTACCACCAATCATTCAAGGGGCGGTTTCACCGAACCATATGGGACGGCCTCCTTGGAACAGGCACCTATTCTGGCCCGAATGTAGAAATTACAAATGGAGAGAGTTTCTACCTGAAGAACTTTGCCATGGAGGGTTGGGGGGATAACCCTCAGTACAAATTAACATCATGCAGCACGTTTACGATGGATAATTGCGGGACCGGATCTCCAACTGACAAAGGGGGAGGGGTTGGAAACGGGATGGAGTTTTATTCCTGCTTGGATGGAGTCATTGACGGGCATTATAAGTACACGGGTAATCCTGGGTTCAATGGTTCGGGCGTAAAAAATATCGTCATAGACGCAAACTGCAAGAGGCTACGCTTCTATAATTTCCAACTTGCGGGAAGACCCGGAAACGAAATCACCAACTCTGCACCCGTAGCCAACGATATCTACGGTGAGTTTTTCGATATAAGCACTTTTGCTGGTGGGGGGCAACTCCATTACACCATTGGCACTCCGCTCCAAGGCGCTCCGATGATAAAAACGGGCGTCTACGACTTCACCATCCATGGCGGGGCAGTGGGGTCAAAGGTTGTTGCAACGCTCCCCAACAACGCGACGGCAAC